CCCCTACCTAGTGCATTGATACCTGCAACAATGGTAGGACGTACAAGATCTTTGGGTATCTTAGGGATGTCGTTGTTCTTCTGGAGAACAGAGAGCTTACGGTTAAGATACGGTACAAGGAACTCAACAGTAAGGAGGGAGAATAGTCCACCTAGCTGTTGCTCTAGTTCCATCTGTGTCATGCGCACCTCTTCAGCTGTAGTGCGTTCACTATCCCGTACATTAAGGATCAGGAATGCTTCACTGAGGCGACGCTCCAACACACCAGCCATATCCATAGCTGTCTTGAAGTCAGCTGTCTTACCAACTTGAACAACTGAGATATCATCAGGTCGTCCCTGAATGATGGCTCCGTTGCCCGCAGAGGAGAGTGTTTGTGGTTTGGTAGTACTAGACGGGGACACGGTAAAGACCACCTTAGCGGCGACTGCAGAGCCCTCTACGAGTGCTTGCATCAATGCCTCCAGGGATCGTAGGTCACCGAGGAATTCCTCTACCCTACCACGTCCAAATGATTCACCATCTACAACGTTGAATCGAAGAACCAACCAAGGGTTAGCATCCAATGGTGCCTTACCTTGTGAACCGGGGATGATCTTATCAAAGACCTCTTGATGCCACACAAAACGATTGTTTTCTCGTTTGACATGTGTGTAAACATCAACGTCTTCATCATTATCTGTACCATCCTCACCTGGAGGATTAGCTGGGTACGCTGCTGTTAGAATAGGGGATAAGAGTTTACGACTAATGCGTTCTCTTGTTACGATTTCTAGGACTTCACCGTTACCATCTCTATCTACGACATACCTGTTCAATGGATATAGCTTCAATCCCTTAGGACCCATATAGATCAACGCATTACCACCCACAACCAAATGCTTGAGAGCTTGGTGGACAGTAACGCGATCACTAGATGCTGCTATGATTTCCATGACAGACCTTTCCATCTTCGCAAAGGAGATATCAAGATCTGATCGTGCTTCCGCAGGTAGATCAACACCGATCTTTGAATCATCAATCTGTAGCTTAAAGAAGCTGGTTTGAGGAGGTAGTAGAGCTAACATCAATTTAGATGCTAGAGTGACTACCCCCTTTGCACCAACGCTTTGCCATGGTGTGACTAACCTCAGGTTTGTTGACCGACTAACGTCATCATCTTGTTGGATGAGAGTAGGTAGTGTCAACTCTGAACACTGAACAGCTGTGTCTAGAAACGTGGAACGATATTTACTTAGAAAGTCGTATCTTGTTTTAGCTGTCATTATTTAAACCAAGATGTAAATGGAGACTTCTTCATAGAAGCAAGACCTTGAGCGCCTCTACCTGCTCTCTGTCTCGCAGACTTAGCACGCTTGAATCCAGTAGCCCATGATGCGAGATCAAGACCACCAGCCCCACTAGAGAGGGAGGTATCAATGGGTTCTTCTGGGATGATAGGTTCTACTGGAGCAGTTTCTCCTGCAGTGGTACCTACTGCCTCAGTATCACCTGCAGGAACTTCTTCTGCAGGAGTTTCAGTTCCCATCAAACGTGCTGGCACTTCATACTGCTTACCGACACCTCTGACTTGCAACCTACCTTTAGGACCTAGATCCATGCCTTTAGCTAGGATGGTAGGATCTACAGCTTCCCGTGCACCTACTCTCTGACCTTGACGCATGACTCCAAGGGAACCTGGATCTCCGAGCATACCTTGAATCTGCATACCCATGCGACCAGTCCCGAAGTTAAGCTGACTCCTTTCAAATGGGTTCAGTTTAGATGCCTTTCTAATCAGCTTATTAACTGCACCAGACTTAAGGGAGATACCAGTCTTGTCTTTTTCAGATAGTTTTGCGTTGATCTTATCAAGTTGTCGGATAATTTTACCCGGATCAGTTTTGGTACCAACTATTCTATCAAGTTCACTTTTACCGATACCATAACCACCACCTGCAATCCTCAAACCTTGACCAAGACCTTTGATTTTAGGTGCCGGGGAAGATGTAGGAGCAGGGGATGATGCAGGAGCAGCAGCATTAGCCTCCGCAATCATAGCGTTAACTCTAGCCCTCTCCTGACTAACAATTTGTTTAGCTTTATTAGGTTGGTTTCTCTTAGCCATTGTCCTCTTCGTTGAGTTGATGTTGAATCCACTCGACCACTGAACGTTGGCCAGAGCGGTACATAATTAATGAGTGTGAGTCATCCGGGTGGGGATTAAGTGGTGGGAAGTTTTCTTCAAGCTGTTGAAGAATAGAAGTTAGCTGGAGACCATGAGTCTCAAGCATATTGAGGGAGATTGGGGTTTGCATGTTCAAAGAAGGCAGGCATACGTGCCCGCTTTGTATCAGAAAGCTCTGGTGCCTTACCCTCATACATCAGACGGTCACTGGCATCCAGCCAAAATTTTTTGTCCAAATATTTTGAGGTAGTATTTCTACCTAGTGGCTCAAGAACCCAATTAATGGTTGCCTTCCTGAGCTTATCGAGAGAAGGACTCCAATTGAGACCAAGCTCACTACATACCAAGCTATTCGCTGCAACATGGACTTGTTCATCACGACTAATGTCAGCACTTACTGTACGGAGACCAGCGTCACCATTAAACCGAAAGAATGGGAGTAGAACGAAGAAAATTGCACGCTCGGCAACCAATGCTTTAAGGATCGTGTGATCTGGATGCGAAGTCCACGCCTCTCGGAGCTTAAGTGCTTCGGCCTCAGCTTTCGGATCAGTACCAAGAGCATTGGCGACATAACCAAGAGCCAGGTCGTGGTTTTCTTCGTCTTTGATATTTGATTGGAGTAGGTCCCGCGCCAGAACTGGAACGTCAGTGGCAATGGCATCTCTGATAAACTCACCCACAGGTAGTTCCATGTGGCGGATAGCGAGTGCCCGGTAGATAGTTTCTTCAGCACCTTCATTCAGTTTACCAGCAGTGGTTTGGACCGGAGTCCATGTACGTTTACGATTAAGTAGTTTTTGATAGGGGTTCATTCGCCGCAATTACAATCAGGAGCAGGATCATTTAGAATAGACTCCAGGTAATTGTTAACGTCATCCTCATCCAATGCGGCATAGGCACTAGACTTGTCTTGAACGTCGCCCATTACCTGAAGCGAATAGTAAAGAGAAGTCTGTGGGCTTGCCAACCAATCTTCGATGAATTGCTCATCATAGGTAACCACATCTGACCAACTGTTGAAGGAGTAACCATGCAACAGGTTGGTACTATCGAGCAGTCGAACGATACCGTCAACTACTCGCTTATAAGCCTCCCAGCCAACTTCCGACGCGATTTCTACATCACCATAGTCGTAGCTCTGGACGCCAAAGGTACCGCTGTCACGGTCCACCTGACGGGCAATGGGAGGGGCGATCTCAGGACAGGTAGTGTACCCATCGAGATCAGTGTAGCGATAGCTGCAGGAGGCTGTAGGAGCGATTGCAAAGGCACGTTCCATACGATTAGCCTTAGCGATCTCTGCAGCGGCTTGGATGCCCGCCCTGAGCTCCTGTGCAATCAGATAGCCAGGAGTAGAGGGATAAGGGCGACCACTGTTCAATGCCTCAAGGGCGCGACCAAAGTCATTGTAGGTTACTCCACTGGCTCGGAGAAGATTGGCAAGTCCCAGCATTCCGAGACCGACTTGGCGATCAGTCTCTGAAGGCAAGTACTCTCCGCTTTCTCCAACATTTGTTTTGCCGTGTAGGTCGCACAGTTCGGACATTCCTTGAGCAAACGCACCTCGAATTTCATCGAGTTCACATCCGCCGAGGTTAACATGTTGAAGTAGACAGGTCCCTCGTGAAGGGAGATATACTTCCAAGCATACGTTACCCCGGATTCGATTTCCATTGCGATCTACTTTTGTTTTGTTGAGCCAGATGTCACCACGTTTGATACCTTCAAGTAGTGCTTCTTTAACTTCTTGGTCAGCAAGTTCCCACCAACGTTCGTTGATGTTGACGCAACGCTTAACCCAAGGTAGATCAGCCCTACTAGCAGTAATGAACTCAAGCACATCAGGATGACTGAGATCAAGATGGCATACAACAGCTCCATTCTTGTACACACCCCCACGCCTCAGGATTTCGTTGAGGGTTGAGTAGATCTTTGCAAATGATACAGGGCCTGATGCAACAAGTCCTTTACCATTCTCAGCTCCTTTGGGTCGGAGCTTGGAGAGATGGACGGCAACTCCCGCTCCATAGCGGAGAGCATGGCTAACAAATCGCCACGAGGCTTCGATTCCATTTGGTCCCTCCATTGTGTCTTCTACAACGAAGACGGTACAACTAACGGGTAGACGAGATGTTGGATCATCAATCCAATTTTGTACACGGCCAGTACGTGCGATTAGTTCTTTAGGTGGTTTAGACATTATCAAACAAGATCATTGAGGTTAGGTGGTTGATAGTTAGGTCCCTTAAGAACCTTACCATCTTCACGGTAGATAGGATTACCGTTGTCGTCCAGTTTGGACATGTTGCTTTGATGGACACGATCTAGAGCTTCATCTAGATCCCACCCAAGGTTAGCCGCATACTGGTAACACACATAGACCAGATCAGCTAGTTCTTTTAGACACTCAACAGAGTTAACTGTGAGTCCCATGATTAGTTGGTTCTCAGCATCAAGGAACTCTTTGAATTCCTCAACGATCAAACGCCTCTGCAAAGTCCGTGAAGCTGGCGTAATACTGTTCTTCACCTGGAAACTTTTCCGGAATTCTACGGCTTGCTGCTGATGGGTGGAGGATGTCATTTTCTAGTTCGTTTTGAAGGTAGTGAATTGCTTTGCGTAGGTCATCACGTTTGCTGTCTTTATGACCAGCGCGACATATGTATTTAATTGCGTTGCCAAGGTGAAAGTTCAGTCCTTGGTCTCGAATGAAATCCCAAACTTGGATGCTACCTCGTCGATAATACTCTGGTCCGGTGGTGTTTGTGGAATTGGCCATTTAGAAACTAGGTTAGATACGTTGTTGCTGAGAACGAAACATTGCTTTTGTAGAGCAATAAAGAGAGTAATGATGGCATCAATCTCCCCCTTTGAGCTGTTCAGTGCATCTTCAATCTGACGCATCTTGAACTGCTGCTCCATCGTCAGTTCTGTCACTGGAGGAGGTGGGAACCCAGTGCTTGATTTGTTCATTGAGAAAGTCATAGTTCTCCGCTTGTAGGATTTTAGCAAGGCGTGCATTAAGCAGTGCCACGTCTTCATCTAGATCCTTCTCAGCAAAAGCATCTACAACTGTCTGCCAATTAGATCCATGTTTTTCAAGGAGAGCGTCTGCTCTCTTGATACCAATACCAGGTACACCAGAGTAACCATCGGTTTGGTCTCCTGCCATAGTTTGTATTAGGTGCCAACGATCGCCCTCTTCCTTGGTGATGTATTCTACACCATCAGTGAAGTTGTACAACTCACCAGGTATCTGTCTCATATCTTTATCAGGACTGCAGATAATGTGTCCCTCTTCCTTTGTAGCATAGATACCTAAAGCATCGTCTGCTTCAAGCGTCGGGATGATGACAACCGGGAACGTCTCTTGAAGCGCCTTGATGACACGTTTGTAACCACACGGCTTCTTTCGGTTTCGGTGTCCTTTATAGTCTGGTGCAAGAGATTTGCGAAAGTTAATAGAATCAGAGAAGAAAAGAATAGAGTCGTCAAAACATCCTAAGTCATTTGCGATGTTGTAGAGATCACGCTCCACAGCAGCTAATGCCTCACTAAACTTACTAGTGACTACAATAACATCATCGCCATAATCAATTTCTGTCTCACATGCTGCACAGCATTTGTAGACAATGTAATCAGCATCAATAAGGAGACTCATCCTTGACCCCGCTTGAGCTTACGCCCACGCTTGGGAAGAGAACGTCGTCCATTACCTTGGTGGGTGTGTTTGTATTTAGCACGGGATTGAAACTCAACACGTCCCAGTGCTGTCTTGGATTTTACTGCCATTAGTTTGTGGTGGATTAGTGAACGTCTGCCCAGGTTTGTCCGATTTTACCTTCGGCTGCGATAGGGATTCTAAGACCATAGCTCTCGCCAGCTGTGAGAGAGGATAATTCAAGAGCTGATTTAAGCGTGTCGGCATACTCTGGAGGACATTCAAATTGAAGTTCGTCGTGTACAAAGGCTAGTTGATAAGCCTTGATTTGATTGAGTTTGATTACGTCATGAGTGTGAACCATCCATAACTTCGCTACACAACCCGCGCTCCCTTGGAGAAGGTAGTTAAGGGCTTTGTGGCTACCATCAACAGGACAGCGGCGACCATCACACAACTGTATGTAACCAGATTCCGCCTTGGACTTAACCGCAGTAACCAGTTTTTCAAGTCCTGGAATTGCATCCATGTAAGCTTGACGGATCTCTTTACCCTTGGCAGTGGCAGCTTTGTCAGATAGTTGAGGGTCATAACTAAGTCCAATCTTTTTGTCGCCAGCTCCATACAAAAAGGCATAAGTTACAGTCTTAACTAGGCGACGGCTAATGCCTATCTTGTCTGCATTCTCTTGGTGAATATCACCGTTGAGAAGTACATCTCCATACCTACCACCATCATAGCGAGCTAGATAGTGAGCAAGCATTCGTAGTTCAATACCTGCTAAGTCAGCACCTACCATAGCATAGCCAGGGCTAGCAGTGAACAAAGCTCTGAAGGCTAAGTCACTTGGTACTTGGGCAAGGTTTGGATTACGGTGTGCGCATCTAAAAGTATTAGTGGCGACAGAGCAGTGGTGGTGTACTCGATTGTTTCTGACAAGCTTGAGCCAAGCATTGTTGCCTTCAGACAACATACCGAGGTGTTTGGTTAACTCAAGGCAACGAAAGAACTGCAGAGATTCCTCTGTGCCTATGTCCTTGAGTACTGTCTCATCAATAGCTGTCTTACCAGCTTTAGTCTTCTTGTCTGGTACCCAACCGTGGAGATTAGTCATCACCCATGCGATATGGTCTCTACTGGTTGGAGAGAATTCCACGAGCTTTGTACATGGTGCTCCGGCAACGTATCCGAGAGAGCGGTTAACTCGTTTCGGAGTAAATTCGCGTCCTGCGACGTAAGGATACCGCTTGCGTAGTACACCTTTAAGATCATCAAGCTCGGTATAGAGAGTTTGTGTAAGTTGCCGTGCAGCATCTTCATCAAAGTACCATCCATATAATTCTTGCTCCGTTAGTATTTGTGCGACCTGATGCTCTAGCGAGATCCATTCAGGTATGGTTGAAAGTGCTTCCAAAGTTTAACAGTGACTTGTACATCTTGTAGACAATAATCTTGCATCTCCTGCGACCACTCTTTCCAGTCTGATGTCTTGCCGAATGAGCCTTTGTACTCACCGAGGCGGTACCCATAAGACTCCAAACTATGCCTACCATAGAGTTGCAATGGCATGTTCTTCCATTTACGTTTGCCGTCGATACTTAAAATATCAGGGTGACAAACACGACTAAGCACCAGAGTGTCCAGAACCCTACCCACGTTGGAAAACCAAGGATAGAGCTTACGGATAACAGGAATATCGTAGTTAATAATGTTATGACCCACAATTTCGCTTGCGTCTTCAAGACGTTGAATGCCACGAGTAAGTGGTTCAGTGTTACCTTCATCGTTGTAAACAAGCATCTGCTTAGCTTCTGTATCGTAGATAGCCAAACAGTGGATGCGGGTAACATCATACAGAAGTCCGTTTGTTTCCAGATCAAATATTAAGGGCACGAAGATCCTCCAATACTTTGGTTAACTCTTCGATTGTTGCGTCGTTTTTTAGTAGGTTGGCTCTAGCTGAAATAACACGCACGTTACCTTTAACATACCCTAGGTTTGGGTTAATTTTATCAACAGAAGGAGAGTCTGGATGATAACCCTTACCTTGATTCCAATGAAGCTTTATACCAAGCACAGGGCAGTGAGTAGGTATAATAATATCATCCTTATCAATATTAAAAGGGATACCAGCTTTAGTTGCCCGATGCTTCAACCTTGCTAACATTTGAGTAGTTTTGTTTTTAGCATTCTGAGCATTGATCTGTGCTCGATGCCCTTTAGCCCAAGAACCATGGCGACACTGATCGGAGCAGAATTTTTTGTTACCAACTTTAGCGAATAAGTTACCACATAAACTATATGCGCAAACAACTTCAATCATTTTTAAAGATAAGCGTCATTCCAATGCCGGATTACACCAGCGACAATAAACAAGTTAGTGAGGAAGATGAATAGTTCAAGAAGGTTTAGTCTTCGGGCTAGCTGCTTTCCAGACATATGTCTTATCGACGAACTGTGCTTTGGCTACTGCTTCAGGTGTAGGGGGATTGGGTCGCTTGAGTGTCAACCCAGTAGGAAAGTGGAGGTACCGCTCACCATTAGAAGTCGGTGGTAGGGTCGAACTCTTCGTCTGTTGCTTCTGTTTCATTGAATTTACAGGTGGTAAGATCGTAAGTCAGTCGGCACGCGACGCCAACTTCGCCAGAATAGCGATTCTTGAGGACTCTAACAGTTGTATCAGACTGTTTGCCTGCACTCTGTTGATCTCTTTCGAGTGCAATAACTGAGTCAGATAGCTGTGCAATTGCTGCACTTCCTCTAAGCTGTCCAAGTGTAACACGAGCACCCTCTTCATGGTTCTTGTCTTGTGTAGTGCGTCTGAGGTGGGAGACAAGGAACATTGCAATACCTGTACGCTCTACAAGAGAACGTAGCTTGGTCATTGTTGTATCAATCATCCGACGCTCATCACCATCAAGACCAGAAAGAAGGATTGATAAGTGATCTAGAAAGATGACCCTCGTATCAAGACCTGTTGCCAGGTACTCAATTCGGTTGTAGATGAGATCTGGATCAAAAGAACCAAAGCCGTCAAAAAGAAAAAGGTTCCAGTTAGCAAGAGTCGCTTGATAAGCTTCGGTGAGGCTAGATCGGTCATGTTCTCCAATGTGTAGTGCTTTACCAACTGCTGCGGACATCAGTCCTAGAGCTGTACGACGGTTAGATTCTTCAAGCGCCAAGTAACCGACCCGTTCTCCTCGATTAAGAAGGTGAGTTGCGAGTTCACGACAGAAGGAAGACTTTCCAATGCCAGATCCTGCAGTGATTGCTGTAAGCTCTCCAAACCTGATCCCGTGAAGCTTTGACTGTAGTCCCTGAAATGGATAGACATGATCAGAAGGTGGTGTAGGAGTGGTTACAAGTTCTAAGAGTGATTTCCCGTCAACGATCCCATCTGGACGGAAAGGTTTCGCATCCCAAATAGCGCGACGAATCGCTTCAGGGTCATTGGCAATGAGGGCGTCTGACGCATCTTTGTAATCACCTTGGATCGATGCAATCTTGCACTTGCCAGGTGGTAATACGCTTGCTGCCTCCTCCGTTGCCTTACGGCCTGCCTCGTCATTGTCGAAGAACAGGACAATCTCCTCATAACCCTGGAGCCATGGGATAGCCCGTTGAATCGACTTCTTGGCCGCTGCGGCACCGCTAGGTAAAGAGACCATCGGCCACCCCGGCATAGCTTCACTACACGAAGCTGCATCGAGTTCCCCTTCAGTGATGCAGACTCGTTTTCCAGTGGCTGGAAACAAATGTTGTCCAAAGAGGGTGCCAGGTGTTTCTCCTTCATAGCTAAATACCTTTGCTTTTGTCTTTACTTTACAGCCTTTAAGGATTCCAGCATCGTCGAAATAATGGAACCGTAGAACGTCTCCGTCTTTGTAGATTCGGTATTGTTGGCAGACTTTTTCAGAGATTCCTCGTTTAACAAGGCGCTGCGCTTCTCCTTTGAGTTGGACATTGGTGGACATCTTATGAGTGTGAACAACTTCTTCGGTATGACCGTAGGTGTTACATGAAAAACAAAAAGTGTGCCCATCAGAATACAATGAGTTTGCATCTGATGAGCCACACGTATCACACGGTAAGTGCCTGACGAACTCGCTTTCGGATGTCTGCGTAAGCTCGTGCTTGTGCATCGTGATAATCAAACCAGGAATCAAGTGCTCGGTAGAACCCTTCAATCAGAGCATCAGCTGTAGCAGGGTTCTCTGCATCTACATCTGCAAGCAAGTCATTAAACTGTTCAGCGTAGAAGTCAGCTGTGCCGTATGCTAGGTAAGCCATTCGATTGGAATAGAGTGGAAAGAACACCAAGGGATGTTGTGTTTCTCACACCACTTGGCGTAGGTGGTTTTAGATCCTTTGCTGATCTTATTGTATGGTGCTTGAAACACCATCCGTAGATCTAGCTCAGGGTGTTGTTCTTTGACTGCCTTAATCTTGCGGCGGTCCTCTGGTTCCCATAATCCCTTTGCTTCTAGGTGGATACCATTAGGAAGTAAGAAGTCTGGGGTATAATTGTAGTGAATGATGTAAGGGACTTTAGTGCTCTCATACTCATAAGAGACACCGAGGTTGGTTAATAGGTCAGCGACCTTTTCCTCTAGTCCTGACCTAAAAGCCATTAGAAGTCGTCGTCCTCTACTTCAGTTTCTTCAGCAGGAGCTGCGGTAACTTCACCAGCCTTAAAGCCCTTTGTTTGACCAAAGAGAGCTGCCACTTCAGTTTCACCAAGACTGCCTGCATCAACACCAGCAGAACCATTGATCGAGACAATCTGGATTCCTGCAAGCTTGAGACTGGTACCATAGGTTACACCATCACGGAGAATGTAGGGCTTCTGTTTGAAAGCAAGCTTAACAGTAGACCCACTGTACACAGGAAGGTTGACATCCGTAATCGGTGTACCCTCACTATCTACAACAGGAGGACGTGTCTCCTCATTCCAACTGAACTTAACTTTGTACTTACCCTCTGCTACCTCCTCCCAAGGTTCAGGCTTGAGAGTAGAACGCTTAGGGTTCTTCAACTTAGTCTCTGCCCACTTAAGGGACTCGGTACGATCCTCACTCAACCGATCAACCAAGTCAGAGCCAACCACTGCAGACAGTGAGTAACCAAACTTAGAAGGTTTGAGGATGGCTTGGTAACCTTCCAGGACAACAGGTTGTTGAGTAACGTGAATAGTTTGTGCCATTAACAGAAAAAGTAAGTGGATTCAATCACTGAAGACGGTTCAAGGTCTCCAATAATCGGTGGTTCAGACTCTGCTCCTATCTGAGTAGCAAAGTCTTTCAAGTAGTCATGCTCTGCAAACAAGTGCATGTATGTCTCCCGCACGATAGTGCTAAGTACAGACATATCTGTAGCACGACACAGTACTGAATCATGGATCAAAGCAATAGGTGCGTTGAACCTCAGTGCTGCAATATGTAGCAGACTAGCATCTAAACTGTGAATGAGGTTAGGGCTAGTTGCATTCTTGTGGTGGTTGAGATCAACCTCCTCTGAGTCACCAGTTCTAACTGAGACATGCTGTACCTTACCAAGTAGTTGTAGTTGTAACTTCTCTACTTGAGGCTTCATCAGCTTCTGTGTAACAGGGAAACCAGATGGTGTAGTCCACGTGATTGTGACTGCACCTGATTTGATTGCTCGTGTTACCTCAGCTTCAATCCAACGCATGACTCGCATCGGACCAGGGACCACAGACTCCAAAGCATCTCTAATAGCTTTTACAACAGCAGTTAGATCTTCTTTAGTAATCTCTACCCCCTTCTCCTTTAAAGCTTCTCTAACATAACCCCTATTGGAATAAGGTTTAGCATTATATGGAACAGTCATAACTACCCTCTTGGTAGTTTTCCTGTCTATGTATTGCTGTAGAGAAGGTGGACAGTTGGGCCTAGCAAGCTCTGCAACCACCTTGTAAGCATCTTGTGGGGTATCGCTAGGTAATACGTTCACAAGACGTGCTGTAGAGGCGTCACGGGCAAGGCCAGCGAGTATCTGGAGACCACTGCAGGTCGCATCAGTAGCAACACACAAAGTTGTGAAGTTTCTAGAGCAGGTGATAACGCAATGATAATATTCATCGCAAGCTGCAAGAAACTGCCACGGCTCATCTGCTGCCTCCCATTCACTCAAATAACCAATAGGATCTAAGGCTACATTTGATATGAGTCCTTGATTGTCCTTAACCCACTCTAGACGCTCTTTCATTGGAGCCTTATCTAATCCGTAAGTTGTAGCAACTTGGAAGGCTAACCATTCTTCTGCTTCAGGAGTCATATAACTACCGTCAGCAAATGTAATTAGTGACTTACCAAAGTCAGTATCTTGTGGAGTTAGAAATGCAGGTATAGGATATGCTCTTCCTCTATAGTCAAAAGACCAAGGACAATAGAAACGTTCTCTGTTCTTAAAACGTTCTACTGTTTGCATTGTCATACGAGTACGACATGATGCTTTAAATGAATGAGCATTCTTGTTGTGTACCTCTGCCGCCATACGACGGTAGTTCTTCCTAGATTCAGCATTGTCCTCAATGTCTGGTGGTTTATTAGGTAGTGGTACTTCAACAATAGGGATGAACTTACCTACCTGTATTCTCTTCTCAAATAACTCCTCAGCAACCCCTACAATGAAGGGATTGAGGCGGTAAGCAACCTTTTGAATTTGATTGAGAAACTGGTAGGGTCGTTCATCCTGTATAGGGGCATGATTGCCTCTGCGAACCATTTGATGCCCCCTCATTACATCATTGAGGACATAGCCACCACACGATGATTGTGACCAATCATTAGGAGGAATTATCATTGGCCATGCTAACGGTGAAAACAACGCTGCATTAGCCATTATATCATCCTTGATATCCATGAACTCAGGCGTAGGCACTACATACGTAGAAGTCTTACGACCCTCTCTCATGGTCATCTTGGTGAACCAACCACTTGCTTGCATAATACAATCAAGCAGCCATGCACCTAACTTAACACGGTTAGCTTGTCCCCATGCACTCCAGCTAGGTACATCCTCACGTCTATTTATGAGGGTACGGGTTACCGTCATCTTCTGACGGGTACCACATGATTCATGCCAATACTTATCCTTGATGTTTTGTAACAACCCAGGACAACTGCGTTCATAGTGACGCATTTGACATTCATCTTCTAAGGCTTGACCAATAGCCTCGCTAACCTTAGCTAACTTGTTGCTACCCTCTTTGAATGAGAATACCTTATCAAAGGTTAGCTTACACGCAATGCCAGCAGCAGCCATAGGCTCAATAGCAGCTAGATACTGCCTGATCTCTTTGAATGCTGCACCATTCTTGCGTGTATGGATACGATCATTGGTCTCCTCAATACGTTTGATAACAAGAGGTAACAATGTATCAATACTAGCTACACCATAAATGGTAGCACTAGCATAGTCCTTATCCTCTAGTTTGATCGTATTGTCATTAAGACGTTTAAGCCCTTGAGCAATCGCTTCTCTCTCAAGTGCGATCTGTTCTTCCAGTTGCTCTTGGGTTACTGTCAATTGACAACCTCCATGGTGTCATCTAACAGCTGCTCCTCAACAAGCTTAAGCAGCTCATCACGATGATTGTGATTCTCAACCTCAACAATAAGTTGATTGAGACGACGGTTGAATGTTTGTTCAGTCATTTGCAGGTGTGATAAAGTGGATTGTATCATGGTCAGCTACAGTTATCTCAATACCAGGTGTACCGAGTAACTCATCTAGCTTACGTTGAGCAGCACTACGCCGTGAATACGTGTACTCTTCTGTAACCTTAGTCTCTATGTCTGTCTTACGAATGATGCAGACAACAGAAGCTGGTAGCTCCCATCCTGCTACCTTCCAAGACATGATCTCCTCAAAGGTATGAGGGATGAAATCGCTATCATCAGCATTGGCATACTCATCCCAGTTGTTGGGAAGGTACGGCTTCTTCTTACCCATTACCACATCTCCGTTTGTTGTACATTTAATAGCTCATCATTACGTTCACGGGACAACTCCAAAGCAGTCCATGCAGCTTGCTCAGAGTTGGGTGCAAGGAGATACCAAACACCTGAACTAAGGGTGATCTCGTACTCACGAAGACCTTTGTAGGTGGTGTACATTAGTTAGCAACGCAAAGGAACTTAGCAACACGCTTAACCTGTTTGGTTAGCTCAGCTACTTGCTCATCAGTGTAGAACGAAGCATCAGATCGCTCTTTAACAGCAACAGCAAGGAACTCAACCAAATCAATACGCAACTTGCGCTGATCCTCAGTTAATGCTTTAGCCATCAGTCCTCCTCAAAGGTAAAGTAAGTGTCAAGTTGGCACCAAATCTCAGTGCTGATACGTTGAGCAAGTCGCTCAAGTAAGTCTAACTCATAAGGCATACCTTCTGTGTCATTGACAGCAAACTTAACACCCTTATCAATACAATGATCAAGTAGTGCTTGTACTTTTAATTCCATTAATCCAATAA